GAGCCCCGCCAGGCCCTTCGGTTCGTGGCTTTCCTAGGGTGCTAATCTAACCTGATTCGATAGTACCCTCGCGTGGCATGTAACCTCATAATTAATGCAAGGATGGCGCGCTTTCGTGTTTCGTTTAAGAGTGGTCGTAAGGGAAAGAAGTCGCGCCGTACTAGACGTGCTCGTAAGGCTCGTGTGCCGGTGCGAGCAGTCAGACGCGCCGTCAGGCAAGCAGTAGCTGCCAACGTGGAAACCAAGGTTCGGAGTGTTGCCAACCTTGGGCAGACTCTGCGTAGTTCTATATCGAACGTGTTCGATACTCAGAACATCATTTCGCTTGGCTGTCAAGTCGGTGCCATTGAAATCAATCAGGGCGCCGGCCAAGGCCAGCGTATCGGTAATAAGATTACCATCAAGAAGTTGGTGTTCAAGGGTACCATTGTGCCCTATGGGTACAACGCCACTACGAACACCTTCTGTATTCCTCTGCAGATCAAGATGTTCATCTTCTACGATCGCGAGGATCCCAACGCCCTGCCTACTCCTCAGTTGCAGGCCAACTTTTTGGACTTCAACAACAGTGTGCAGGCGCTTCACAACGATCTCGTTGATCTTTGGGCACCGGTTAATGCGGAGCGTTACAGAGTGCTCAAGACCAAGACCTTTAAGCTAGGTTTCGCTTCTAACGACCTAGCTGTCCTGGGCACCAATGGTCCCAACAACTGGGCGAACAATGAGTTCAAGCTGAATTGCAATTTCAGCATGGACATCACGAAGTACATGGTTAAGAAGCAGTCGTTCGTGGATAACACTGCGAACGCTTCTAATCGCCAGTTGTATGCGATGTTTGTGTTGTGCAACTCCAACGGATCTCCGTTGGCTGACAACCAACAGCCTTGCGGACTGCAGTACCAATTGACTTGTTGGTATAAGGACGCGTAAATGCACACTAGGTCGGGGGACAGTATTACCCCCGACCTAGTGTGTAAGTGCAATTTGTAGTACGTACAATTGCTATTTGTGCAAATGAAATATGCATCTAAGAAAAGTCGGAGATGCACATTGAAAAACTGAAAACGGGGGAATCCCCTTTTTAAATCTTGAGTTTTTGAAAGAAGTGAATTGAACGAGAGACATCATAATTTCAATGTCCAGATCTCGCAACTACTGTTTTACCCTCCACGACTACTCTGAGGAAGAGTATCTTGCCTTTCTCGCTCTAGCTGATGATGATCAAGCTAGATACGTGATTGTTGGCAAGGAAACGTGCCCTACAACGAAGAAGTTGCATCTGCAAGGCTTCATCGTGTTCTTCTCTGCAAGGACTTTGTCTGCGCTTAAGAAGATCAATGGTAGGGCTCATTGGGAGTCGTGCAAGGGGTCTCCTGAGCAGAACAAAGCGTACTGCTCTAAGGAGGGTGCCTTTGAGGAGCGTGGGGAGCTTCCCATGGACTCAAAAGCTAAGGGCGAAGCTGAGAAGACCCGTTGGGCTGAGGTGATCGCCCTCTCCCGTGCCGGAGACTGGGACGCCCTCGCGGAGAAGTACCCGGACGTGTACGCAACCCGTCTTAAGACGTGTGAGTACATTCACAAGCGCCGCAAGATGGACATCGGCACTCTTGATGAGCTTGAGCATGTTTGGATCGTTGGTAAGACGGGCTGTGGTAAGTCTCGTTACGCTCGTGAGCAGTATCCGACGGCTTACATCAAGGACCCGAACACCCGTTGGTGGTGTGATTACGACGGTCAAGATGCGGTGATCATTGATGATTTCGATAAGTTTCAGGTCAAGCAAGGCGGTGACATGAAGCGTTGGCTCGATCGCTACCCTTTCCAAGCGGAGGTGAAGGGTGGCATGGAGTTGATTCGCCCGAAGATCATCATCGTGACTTCCCAGTATCATCCTAACGAGATTTGGGATGATACCAAGACCGTTGACGCGATCATGCGTCGTGTGAAGCTGCTGGACGCGGACAACGTCTTCAACCGTCACCTGTTCTGCCATGGACGCAAGCTTGCGCGTACTACGCGGGACATGGACGTGGTGGATCCGCTGGAGGCTTCAACCCTGATGCTCCCCGAGGATCCTCCCTCTCCCAACAGGTTCACCACCCGTCCTGAGTTTTTTGAACCTCGTTGAATCACCAGGCCGCGGCGGGATCAGCGAGTGGAGCGAGCCCCGCCAGGCCCTTCGGTTCGTGGCTTTCCTAGGGTGCTAATCTAACCTGATTCGATAGTACCCTCGCGTGGCATGTAACCTCATAATTAATGCAAGGATGGCGCGCTTTCGTGTTT